GAGGACCTAAACAATGTATTCTACCGAAGATCTTTGGCAATGTTACCGCTTCTTAAAAGAAGTTGAACTCCTTAAAAGTAAAGTTAAACAACTTGAACCGTCAGAACTCAGCTCTAAACTCCTTTTGGAGATTGAGCATTTGCTCATTCGGGATGTTGAATCCTTTCTTGCGATTAGTACCCAGTCACAGAAAACTGTGGCCTTCGAAGACAAAAGGGAATTTCGAGAAGAAAGTCCCGAAGCCATACATTTCATGAACCTCCTGAATAGGAGGAAGAAATGATGGGTTGACTCTGAAGGATTAAGGGTATACATACCTAATATCGTAGATAAGATACAGAGTGTAAATCCTCTAAGGTTAATATATATCCAGGAGAGGTACATCTGTCGGTGTACTTTGGCTTCGTATTACCTTCCAAAGGGAGGCCTATATGAAACAGGCTTAAGTCTGGAAAACCCAAAGTTCATCTATGATTATCTCACTTGCATTATTCCTAAGTCCGTTGCTGTTCCTATACAGCGGCTTATCCTTCATTGGAGTAAGCATAAAGGTGTTGAATGGACCGTCGAGAGGCTTAAAAACCTTAAGACACAAAGGATACATTTTGAAAATGGATCTGGGGTAATCTTAGTTGCCTCACATAAAGATACAACACCGAAAGGTTGTTTTAGGTCTTTATGGGGAATTGACTTAGTGAAAGCAATGAGAGTGCTCAATATTTACACGAGTGTTCTTTTGCCTCAAGTAACTAAGAAACAGAGTAATAAGTTTCATAATGCTGTTAATCAGCGTGAATGGAACCTATCTCTACCATTGCGTACGGATGGAATAGTGATCCGAAAGGAATACTACCACCCATCACCGTATGCATGGATTCGCGCGGGTTCAAAGAATGCTCCTTTCATCACATCTGCTAGAAAAATTTCTAGCAAACCTGAGTTGGAACTAACCTTTGACGATGTGATTGACAATGCGTTTTCGTTTTATTCTAACGCTGACCATGTTCTTTTACACTCCAAGGAGTATGCAAAAGCTTTTTGGATTCATGATAGAACATTGCGTAAAGCATGTTGGGATACGGAGACAGCAGTCCTCGTACATAAGGAAGGTTCTGACCCAAAGATGTGGTCAAAAGTTCTTGTTGGCCGTATAGGCTATATACAAGAGAGAGGGGCAAAATTACGTGCTATAGCAAACCCACTCAGACATTTCCAGATGGTTTTAACACCTCTGGCCTTGGCATTAGATGAATTATTACAATCTATGCCCTGGTCATGTGTTCATGACCAAGAGAGTGGCGTCAAGTTTTGTCAAGAAGGATTGGTATCAGGCAAAGTTATCAATTCTATTGACTTATCCAATGCTACTGATAGTTTCCCTCTGAAAGTCCAGTTGGACGTTGT